GTCTCACGCTCCTGGCGCACCCAGTACCGTCTCACGGCATTTTGAAATAGCTTTATCCCGGTGTTAATGTCCGAGACGGCTTTGCGCACCTCTTGTATATTGTCCTCATCGACGTTAATGAGGCTGATTACGTCCTGTTTTAGTTGCGAAAATGTCAGCATGTCTTATTCTCCTTTACTCTAATCATACACTACACGCCGCCACTCTTGCTCATCTCTAGTGGTAGATACTGGTTTTCGCCATTGTGAGGCGTCCTCACGCCGTCTGTCGCGCCAAACTTGGTCATTGCTACGAACATACTCGTGTTGTCTCCAAGCTCCTGTAGCCTCGCTAGAGATGGGTAGTTTGCGCCACTCCTGCTCTACGCGATGTTGTGGTGTTGACCACACGTCGGGGTTGATTTGCACGCGTTTGAAACGAATAGAGGGTAATGTTGTGTGGATACGAGCTGTCACAGGGTCTACATAAAACGTATATCGCTCAACGTCTTTGAATACTATAGTCGGCTGAGGTAATTCGACGTGTGCTACGGTTTCGTCTGCTATGATGGCGTGCTTAGAGCTAAACGTTACAGTAGGCAGATTAGTGGTTATTCTAGCTGTTGTTGTTGATCCTACAACTTTCGTGTTTGGCGGTGCTTTGTAGTTTAGCGTCGGCTGGCTTATTTTGGCTCTCGCTACCTCTGTTGATGGCGAAATATAGAGTTTGCCCGGCTCTTTGTATATAACCTTTTCAATCTCTATTGCAAACCAAGGAAAGCCTTTGTTGCCCCGGAGAGAATATTTGTGTGATAGTGTCGGGAGATTAGTGGTTATTCTAGCTGTTGTTGTCTCGCCAACAATATCGTAATTGGTAGTTTTCTTTTTAGGCATTTGGAGCAAACCAAGTGGCCTCAAACCTGGTGCTCCCCAATACCCAAGCTCTGGCTCTGGCTTTGGGTTTACATATGTATCAACGTATTCACCGGGTTTTGGCGCTGGCCTCTCGTCTGTCGAGGCTGCTGCATAATTATATGTAACAGTACCACCGCTAAAGTGGGCTATACCCGATATGCCGCTACTATCATAGGGCCATTTAGTGTCGTTTATAATGATCTGCCATGCCGGCTCTGGATAACCATCTCGCCAAAACTTGGCTTTGATAGTTGACCCCTTAACACTAAACCTATACCAATTCCACTCCTTTGGGTGCGGGACATATACAGCTTGGTCAAACGCTTTGTCGGAGTTGTCGACCTTCATATACATACTACTGCCAGCCTGCCACAACCCTAGTACATAACCGCAGTCCTCTCCACTCACTCGGTTCCCGCGTATAACAAGCAAACCTTGCCTAGAAATAGGTGTATCTATCTTTGCCTTTACGAGCAACTCTACATCGCTCTGGCCCTTCACCTCATTCAGCGACGCGTAGTGTGTAGAGAACCTAGATGAGTGTGCCTCTAGTCCGTCTCTACCCGGTAATAGGGTATCGCCATTCTCCCATACCTTTGTCGTAAACGCCGAGGGAAGGTCTCGCTGTTGTATTGATACGAGCACGGCCTACCCCGCTACAATTTCAAAATTCATCGCGATATATTGTGGTTTCCACTCTAGCGGCACATTCAACGATGGATCACTAGGCGCGCTTGCCACTCCATGAAGGTTAAAACCCCAGTTGCTACCGGCGTTTACAGCTCCAGAAGGGTTGGCAGATGGACTCATCCTTTGGCTCATCCATGTATTAGCCTGGTAGTTCTGCGGTGCTAATCGTATAGTATTACTACCACCGGTCGCCCCGACAGAATCAACTCCGCCAGCAATTAATGGGAATCTACTGCGCAAGTCCGTTAGTGTGAACGTATCCCCTGAGATTGTGCCATACCGTGCGTTATTCCTAATGTGTTCATAGAGTAGTGGGTAGTCCCACTTGCTATACCCACCCTGCCCATTGAGCAACAACCTGCCAGGCATAGGGGTTGGGTTAAGTGTCATCACAATATCACCGACATGTAGAAGGTTTTCATAGTAGACACCTTGATACACCATAGCGCCCTTCTTGTGCGATTTAGCTACAATACCACGCTGCCCACGACTCACAGTTAGCGTCTTACCATTACGAGCCCTAACGACCATAATCTCTGAATTAAGGGCGGTGGGCACTTCGTCAGCTGGTGAGACGGTTATGTAAAATGGGGCACTAGGAAAATACGGGTTGTATGCGACATCTATGTCGATAGTGTTATTTTCATCTGTTATAGCAGTGGCCAGAAGGCCGATTGTCATGTTATTTGCCATATAACCTCCTAAAAGTCTGATCTAAAGAAATTGTTGTTCCCGTTGCTGTCGGTGATATTAGGTCTCTTTGGCGGTTCTGGCTGGTTACTACTGCCTGTATCGCTACTTTTTGACTCATCAAAGTTATAAGCTCCAATACCCTGATAGTCTTTATCTTCTACTGCGACAATGTTAGCCTTACCAATATCGTACCGTCTCACTATTCTCCTAGCCCCCTTGATGGTATATAAAGAGCGCAAACTTTCGCCGTCTACCCTCTCAATACCGGATGCGTCAGGTAGTTCTTTTACTCCCGACCAAGTGTCTATAGTCCCGCGCACGGCATAAAGCGTACCCCGTGACTGTCTGCCAGGCTTCTGTACAAACGTGCCAAGAATATCACATATATCATGGAAATATTTGCCTCTAGACGCTACCAAAAACGCGCTGTCAACCCAGAACCTGTTTTGATCATCTAGATCGAACCACGCCACTTCTTTACCGTACATTTCGTGGATATGGCACTGTTTAAAGTCGAACCATACACGAAACCCCATATCCTCTGCTATATCTACAAGTTTGCGTAATCTCTCTGTCTCTGCTTCTCGGGCCATACTACGCTACCTCCGCCTTTAGCACAATTCCGGATACGTCAGCCTTGCCATTTTGCGCAACTGCTTGATTTGAAACGTCTACCATCATGATAAGCTCGCTACTAGCTGCCCTGATAAACGCAACAGCTGTTACTGTACCGCTTCTATCTATGGGAATGTCAGCAACATTGGGGAGTGTTACCTCCTTTGTTCCGCTAGCCGGGAATGAGATACTTCCCATAGAATAGGCCTTCCCACCTAGTTTGTTGGTTTGAGCATCACTATATGTGAATACATTGTTAGAGGATAATAGCCAAATCTGGTCAGCCGTCTTAATCTTATTAAGTAATGCGTTCCAAGCATCATTGTTGATCCATTTTGTCATAGTATTTTCTCCGTTTAATTCTACCTCTCATTATACACGCCAATAATAAAAACCAGCCCACACCAAGATAGCTCGGTAGGCTGGTTATGCACCCCTATAATAACACAACGCCCCTGGCTTTTGACCACGGGCGCTATGCATAACCACAGTAAATTAATTAATTATACTTGTACAGTCGATCACACGGCGTCCGGACTCCGGATCACGCTGCATTTCACAGTATACACCTACTAGATTAAATAGGCAACAGTAATTCATCAAATTCTCCGACAGTATTTACACCAGAGAACCCAACAAACTCTTTAGACAATAAAACAGGCTGAGCGCTCACAATCTTGTACTCTGTAAAGTAGACTTTGCCAGTCGGCGCAGTGATATACGCGTCCCCGTCCTTCTCAAACGTGACCACTGTTGTTTGCCCGTTTTTAGTCACAGACATACGATTGATATACAACCCTCGGCTCGCTCCCCGTGGTATATACCGTGGCTTTATTACTTTCTGAAAATCCTCGGGCGGCGTGATGGTTATCTCACCGTTTCGCCACTCAATCATAAGACTATCTTGCATACGCTAATATTATAACCCCCAGGATACCTAGGGGTCAATAATACAACAGCTAGATTGAGCTATTTGCTTGCGCCAGCTTTGGCAGCCACAGTCACAAGACCAGCAGCCTGGAGGCCAAATGCGATACCGTCGTAGACAGTTTTGTCGGTAAAGACAAAGTGACCGGTCACAAAGTAGTAACCAATGCCTGCTGCGATAGCGAGAAACACCTTAGCGATACCGCCCCACTCCTTTTTGTTGATCATGTCGAACAGCTTTACGATTGCTGGTACGATAAGAACGTTTAGTACTTCCATTTTACTTCTCCTTTATTTTTTAAACAAACCTGTGATAGCGTCTAGGATCGCCTGCAAGATGCGTCGAATATCTCCAAGGATAGTTGTAGTATCCTCTGTCTTTGTCGCTTCCTGAGGTGCTTCTGCGGCCCTGTCCTGAGGCTTCTCTGGCTCTGTTGGTGGTTCTGGCTCTACGTGACGAATCTCTGGCGTTGGTGCGTTTTTGATGCGCTGCAATTCCTTGTACTCATCACTACGGCGTAGGTCATCGGCTACCATGTTCCAGTCCCAACCGTTACGAATCTGATTCCGGTAATGCTCAATACCACCTTCGTCTGCGTCACGCTCGAGAATCTCCTTATAGAGGCGTTGAATCTCATTAGTCTCACTGTCGTAGGCTGCTCGTAGCTCATTGTTGCGTGCGTTGCGTCGTTCTGCCACTGCCTTGCCTTCTGCGCTATTAGCCAAGTCCTCACGGATCTGATCCCAGTTCCAGCCCTTGTCGATCTGAGATAGGTAGTGACCAATAGCGTTTTCGTCTACGTTGCGGTCGAGGATCTGCTGGTACAGGTTGTTGAGATAGTTAATCTCATCAGTGCGGTCACGCTCTACAGTCTGGCCAGCCTTCTCACGAGCCATACGGTCAATACGGTCTAGGTCGTAGTTACCAGGGCAGTTCGTGCTCGTCCACGAGTTGTGCGGTCGGAGTGGCAAGTCACCATAAGTTTTACGTAATTCTGCTACCAGCTCGGCAATAACGTCGTAGTCCTCGTCACGGCACCGTGGATCACACTCAATACCAATGCTTGTCTGGTTGCCCACCCAGTTGCCTGCGTGCCATGCAATGTTGGCAGGGTCTACAATACAGGCTACACGACGGTCCGTGCCCGTAACAACGTAGTGAGCGCTTACTTGCGCCGCTGGGTTACACAGCCAGGCTGTGACGCCTTCAAACGTAGGGTTCTGGCCAGGGTCTCCCCACCAGTGAATAGTAATACTGCTAATGGCATTACCTTGCCGGCCAGCAGTATAGTTTGGCGAGTCATACTGCGTAATGTAGTTGTACGCCATTTATACCTCCTTTAGATATTAATACAGTTGCTATCACCATCGATCTTGTATAGCCGACGGTACGCGGTATTAGCTTCACCCTCGTACTTCCATGCTACCCATGATGTTTGGTTGCCTGAGTTGTCTTTGGTGTTGACGCATGATAGTTGAGGAGATGCGCCATCTTTGCCATCCTTCCCGTCTTTACCGTCAGCACCGTTAGCGCCATTAGCTCCTGCCGCGCCTGTAGCCCCGGTAGCACCCGTAGCGCCTGTGTCGCCCTTGCATCGTCCTGCCGCACAGTATTTAGCCACAGCGGTCGCTATCTGCTCGTCTGATGCGTTCTTGCCATTCGTACCGTTACATATACCACCTGAGCAATAAGCAGCAACAGCGCTCATTACCTGGGCGCTTGTGGGGTTTTCTGAGCATTTATTGGTGAGGCAGTACGTCTTGATGGCTAGTGCTATCTCTGAGTTGGTCGGAGTCTTGCCATCAGCGCCATCTTTACCGTTAGAACCTACGATTGAGCCTACATTACGAGCTTCTCCGTCTGAATATGTGAGTACTAGGTTGCCATCCTTGTCTATTTGGGCGTTAGTAATATTCGTGACAGGCTTCTCCACCTTCGTACCGCCTGATATAGTCACAGCTTGGCCTGGTTTGAGCGTAAATACCTTGTAAATGGTGTAGCCACTGAATAGAAGGCTCAAAATCATGGCAATTGATAGGATTTTTAGCAGTTTTTCTTTTTTAAACCATCGAATGACACAATTATTTCTCATCGTAACAGTCCTCCCCTACTGTTAGACAGCAAAGCAATGACAATTGGCACAAATGAGGTGATAACTGCGCCCACAACTAGGCGAAACAGCCATTTGTTACGGTCTTTAGCCTCTGCTGAGTCTGTCTCAAGGTCTTTTAGGCGTGATTCTATGTCTTTTTTGTATATTTCTAACGCGTAGATAGGGACAAAATCCTTTTCTTTGCGTAGTTCATGTTTGGTGATGGCGTCGTCGATAATTTCCTTGACTTGCCATTTGTTTAGCGGTTTGTCATCCATACAGTTTGTCTCTTTCAAGCGGAAACCCGCCCAGTTATTCTCCTTCTTTAGAGATTATACCCCGGGCGGGCTATAGATAGGCCTGCTATTTACTCGCTAAAGCCTAAATCCTCGTCCTTGCTCTCCGCCTTAGCTTGCCGACCACGACGTGCTGGCTTCTCTTCTGCTGCTGGAGCTGTGTCCTTGACGCCAGTTGTGTACTGAGCTGGGCCACGGTACGCTTCGTCGAGCCATTTGCTGCGTGCCTGAACGTCTGCAAGCATACGAGCGCCATCATGGCTGCTGTACTGGGCGTATTCCTTCCACATGTGCTCGAGAGCCATGTAGCCGAGCCAGCCTGGCACTACCTTCTCCTCACCTGCGTGGATGAGGAAGGCACGTTGCTTACCACGAATAGTCGTGTTGGTGTACTCATTAGGCTGGATGTGCTCCTCGTCATCGATATGCATATATGCAAACCCTGATGGATACGGTGCGTTGTTCTTGATCACCACCATATCGTTTGGCTTAAACATGCCGTACACAATGTCGCGGAACGTCTCGCCGTCTACAGCCTGAGTTGTTACGCTATTACCAAGGATTTGATCCTCGGTCAGCCCTTTATTGATTTGATCCAGATCCATCTATTTCTCCTTTCACCTTATAGTTGATCTGCGTAGTAATCTGCAATGTCAGTTAGACTTGCGTTATTGCTAAAAGCCTTCCTATTATACTCTGGTCGCTGCGAGGATGTTGTCTTTGTTGCAACACGTCGTGCCGTCTTAGTACGTGACTCGTCCTGCTTCTCACGCCGTGTGTCATCCTCTGTTTCAAACTCTTTCGGGTTCTTAGCCTTGTAGATGAGGCCAGCTGTGTATGAGCTAATGTTCTCACCCTTGTGCTTGCGGTTGTACTCGTCGCGAAAGTCAAGGATCTTATTCACCAGTTGCACACTAGGATCAGTGTTAAACTCCTCTGTACCCGGCTTAGCTTTGATCTTTGGCACGATACCATCGTCCTGGAGGCGATCCACGTCAGCAATAATAGCATCCAGCTCTGCCTTCTCTTGCTCTTGCTTTGTGGTCTGCTCGCGATCAGAGGTGATCTTGTTCATGAGCTTCTCGGCCTTCGAACTTTGGGCACTCATAGCACTATAGAACTGCGCCTCGGCACGCTTGCTGGCAAACTCAAAGTCATCAGGCAACTGAGTAGGTAGCTTAACAGATAGCTCCTCACCATCCTTGCCCTTCACAGTGATGTAGTCGAGGCTGTTATAGATGAACTTCTCCTCTGGCGTAGATTTATTCCAGATCTTCTCATCAATCTCGTCTGGGCGCTCCTCCCATGGCTGAGGCTTGTCGTCTTTTTTAGGCTCTTCCTTTTTGTTTTCTGCCACCTTAAGGCCACGACGCTCAAGCTCCTTTAGAAACTCCTCGTCAGAGAGGCCTTGTGCTTTCGACTCTTCCTTTGATTCTCCAGATTCTTTTTCGTCTGATTCATCCTCTGGAATCTCTTCCGACTCGTCGCCTTCTTTTTGGGCGGTAGTTTCGCCTTCACCGCTGTTGTCCTCCTCTGTGGTAGGCTTATCTTGCTGTTCCTCTACCTGATCAGTAGTCTCGTCGTCTTGGTCTGCAGCTTCCGCCTTCTCGACCAACGCGTCAAAGTCCATCTCTGATAGGTCTGTGTTTGATGATGCCAATGTGAACACCTCCATTATGTTTAGTATATGTATGAATTATACCGAAATGGGGGTGATTATGTCTATAGACCGAGACCGGAGAGGATACCGCTTGTGCCTTGATCTTGTATACCGCCTAGATCGCCTATAGGCTGTGCTGGCTGATCAGGGATTGGTTGGCCTTCTACTGGTGGCTGCTGGCCCTGCAACAGCTCTGGTGGGATCTGAGAGGGGTCTGCTGGCATTTCTGGCTGAGGCTGTGGAATTTCTGGGCTTGTAGGCATACTTGGGTCTACGAGTAGCCCTTGATCGCTAGCTGTCTGGAGCTGCTCCCGTTGGCTGAGGCTTAGTACCTCTTGGTCGATGTGGGCTAGGAGCTTCTGCTGTAGCTTCGGGTTAGCCATGAGGAACTTGTCTGTCTGGAGCTGCTTATTGTGGGCTAGGATATGCTCTGGCGTCACATCGTCACGTGGCTTAGCGTCAAAGCCGTTCATGATAACTGCAAAGTCAATGTAAGCTTCCTCGTCCTGCACTTCACTGCGCACCTCATCCACGAGCATATTCGGATCAGTCTTGAACTTGACCAAGCTCTCGTAACGCTCGCTAGAGTCCTTAAGACCAAGATCCTTGAACAGGTTGTATGGATCAATAACACCAAGCTCTGCCAGCTTGACTGCAATGTTCTCACGACGGCTCTTGTCCATACTAACGGTACTACCTGGGGATACAGCGATCACAGCGTTATCTGGGATAGTCTCACGAGACAGCTCAACATGGATAAAGTTGCCATCAGTGTCACGGCCAGAGATTTTGTGGTTTTTGTTGTAGTACACCTTCATCATCTGTACGAGGAGCTTAAAGTAGCGATCTAGCATGTTGTCAATCTCACGCACAATCTCATCCTGTCGGCCTGATGCCTGGCTCTGCATCATCTGCGCTTCACCGAGTGTGCCAACGTCACGCTTCGAGTCGTCACCACGGAACTGAGAAGGAGTACCAAGGATATTGTGGATGCTGTTCTTAATGTCCTCTTTGTCTTGTAGCACGTAGTTAGGCAGCAAGTGGGCTGGAATTTCACCGTAAGCGTTGCTGAGAGGCTCGTCCTCACGAATATCGAGCACAACAGACTGATTAGGCTTGCCTGTGAGCTTCTTAGCGTCATCCTCTGAGATAGCGCCAGCGCGGAACACCTTAATGCTGTTGGCTGTGTCTGCGTTGTCGATGATCTGGCGGCCACGGCGGTTGAGGATATTTTGGAGAGGAATGGCCTGCTCGATAGGCGATGTTTGGTCAATCATGTGGCTACCATCATTCAGGTAGTTACAGAAGGTGTACGGCTTAGTAGGCTTGTCTGTGTAGTTACAGATGGCAACACCCTTATTGTCGTACTCGTACATAGGGCTGAGCTTCTTGTCTAAGATGAGGTTGTTGAAATACCAGGCGACACACTCACGTGGCTCACCAGTGGTAGTATCTGTAAACCAAATCTCGTTGTAGGCAACTACAGTGCTGAGGAGCTTCTGGGTCTTACGCACAAAGCCAAGCTCTGCCATAATCTCCTTCTCTTTCTCTGGGAATTTAGACATGAGAATGTCTACAGTGTCCTCACACACTTCACAGATAAAGCGAGGCTCTTCATCTAGCTCTGCGTTACGGTCAAGAATAACCTTCTCTGGGTTGAGTGCCTTAGCTTCAATCTCCTTGCTGAATGGGTTGTACATGAGCTTGATAACGCCAACACGCTTCAGGGCGAGGTTCTTGGCTGCTACTTTGATCTTGCGTGAGAGACGCACCTTCTGGCTATGGAGGTCTACAGCGCTTTCTAGGCGTGCTGCGAGCGTCTTACTGGCTGGTGAGTCATCGCCTGGAGTAATCTCACACCCTGGGTCACGAGCCGAGACATAGGCTATAACAGCCTGGATACCAACAAAGAGTTGGTTGTCTCGGTAGTCTGCCTGGTGGTAGTAAAGCCTGTCGCTGTCCTGCTTGCCGAGGTAGTAGCGCTCGTTCTGTGCTCGCACATTGCGTAGGTTAAAGCCACTTCTGCTATTCCAGTAAGCTTCTGAGTCGTTCACCCAGTACTTGAAACGCCGTACAAGCGTAGCGTCATCCACTTCGTCGATAGATAGGGCATCACGCTCATCAATCACACCTGTGCTGGTTGTTATGTCGTCTACCCTAGGGTCTTGAAATACTTTTTCTTGGTCATTCATGCTGTGTCTCCTGTTTGTCTCTATCATACAGCAAATAAAGCGTGAGAGACTAGCCTTTATCCAAGCTTATTTGTCTCTACCGCTGTTGCAATATCAATTCCAATGTCTTTCGCTTCTACTCTACCGCCTGGCTGCATGGTAAATGATCGCTTGGTGAGCTTCTCAATACGCTTTGCTGCATTGATCAATACACCATACTCACGGTTCGCTGTCATGAGCGTGTACATGAGTGAGTCTAGTGCGTGGTCTACGTTGTTGGGGTCAAGCTCCTCACCGCCTGATTCCTTGGCGTAGATGATGGTAGGCAACGTGTCGATGAGGTATGAGCAGTACTTGCTGAATATGAGGCCAGGCTTGCCGTCTGATTTATTAGCGAAGGCGCTGTGGATCATCTGCACAGCTGCTTGCTTCCTGTCTTTCATGAGCTTATCAGCCCGTACAATGCGTGGACGCTTCTCATCTGGGGCAAGACGAGCAAACGTATCATTGAGTGTCTTAGCAATTGTCTCTGAGCCTCCTAGATGGCTGTAGGCATCATGTGGCAAGGCTATCAAGTCCACTGGGTCTTTGAGATACATTTCTACAATCCTCTCACACCAATACTCCTTAGGCTTGTGGTTGCCGTGTAGCTCACGATAGATAAACGCTCTGTTCTCTTTCTCTGTGATCTTATCAAACATAGCCCAGAGCAGCACACACTCATCGTTGTAACCCCAGTCCATGCCCATGACACGGTAGTTGCCGTCAAACTCCTCTTTTGTAACGCCCCACTCGCTGAACTTGGTGTAAGTATGCTTACTCTGTCGAAACTCCTCAAACACAGCGCCAAACTGAATGTCCCAGTCACCGAAACGCCAGGCACGGTACAGCTCTGGGTCTGAATCCTGGAGAGAGTCGAGGTATTTCACGTAGTCTGGGTCGTTCTCGAGCAAGAATGGGTTAGAGTCAATCGTGGCTGGTATGTAAGCACGCCAGATGCCTGTACGCTTGTCTATGACGATCTGCCAATGAGTGACTTGCTTCTTGCCGTATATGTCTACCCAGGGATACTCCATTTTGAGCACTTCTGCCCTGTCTGGATCTGGTGCTACGAAACGCTTCTTTACCCAGCCCATGCCTGCGCCACCTGGGTTGGTAGTAGCGAACACTTGAGGGTATAGGTCTTTATACTTGCTACGAGCTGAGCTGATGAGCTTCTCGTAACGTCCCTCATCTGGTATCTGAGTCAGCTCCTCAATGTTGATACGACAGTACTCATGCCCCTGGTACTTTGTGTAGGCTTCAGCGTCGTGGAGGTGGCCACCAATGACACGGCCGCAGCCTTTAGCAGAGAGTACCATAGGATTGCGGCGTAGTTTAGCTCCAAATGGCTGGAGAGCTGCCACAGCACGCTCCTCAAAGTCTGCTAGGTCTCCTGCGTCTTTACGAATGACGAGCTGGCGTGCCCTGGTGTCACCAAAGCGATCACCAATAGTAGCAATAGATACGTCTGTCTTACCTCCACCACGAGAGCCACCAAATAATATCTCACGGAACCTCTTATCTCGTGATAACGCTATTGCGAGCTGCTGAGGGCCTGGTAGTGGCAGCCAATAGCCCTTCTCTCGCAGCTCATCATACGTTGCTTTGTTTAGTACGGGCCAATGCGACTTGCTCATCGATCCAATCTGTAGGTAATGTTGGTATGATAAATCCACGCATGATAGTTTTCATATCATCGCTAGCGTCAATTCCAATCTCTTGCTTGGCTTTGCCTTCTGTACGGTCTGCTACCTCTTTAGCTTCGGCTAGGCCTTCTGGGTCTCCCTTGTAGGCACGTTTAACACGTACGAGAGCAGTCTTTTGGAATGGAGTAAGCTCGTCGCCCTTTTGCTCAAATTCCTCTAGCTCTTTGAGCGTCATACGGCCTAGCTTGTTATACCAGTATGAGATGCTGGTGTCTTTTGACCAGCGGCCTGTGCTACGTAGCTCTGGATGGTCTTGAAACCCACCAATACCAGTGGGGTTGTTGTGCTTCGCTGGCTTTGTGTATTTCCGTTTTGTTTTTTCCAGCTTGGAGGCAGGATCTTTAGTCATGGATACATTATAACCATCTCCCTTATGAATAACAAGAGGAGAGGCCTCGCAAACCTCTCCTAGTGTGTGTTTTGTGGTGTTTGTGTGTTTATTTCTGCTGTACTGCCCACAGTACTACAGCTATAGTAATGGTCCATACTAGTAACTTGAACAGGCTATACCCTATGTTAGTATCGTTATCCTCTATTTCTTCTTGCTTAATAATCCTGTAATCGTATACTGATTCTTTGTCTTTTAGTAGGTTAGTGATAGCTGTACCGTTGTCTGGTGCTGTAGTAGTATAGATACTCCATTTACCACTAGGGTTATGCTTGTAGAGTAGGTGGTAGTGGTACATTAGAGTTTTTCCCTTGTTTTAGTGTTCTGATCTGAATCTTTGCCTTTTTCTTTTATCATATAACGGATATAGGCTAGGTTATGTAGAGTAAGGCTTGATATGGTTGGCTTTGGTTGTGAGCTTTCACTTTTTGATTTTATGTATTGGTGGAATCTATGTAGTTGATCTTTGTTGACTGTGTTGTGGTCTGGTTCGTCATCAATTATTTTACCGTTCTCGAGACGCCCGACTAGTCTGTATATGTAGTCTTTGCCGTGCTTCATTTCTTGCTGTAAGAAAGCGATGGCTAGGAATGGTGCTGATTCTAGTTCTTTCTTAGCCATTCCTGTGTCTCTGCTAATACGTTCGATTTGGTAGATAGGCAATACCCCTTTCCTAGCGCGATAGTGCCCTATCCATAAGGCGCACGTCTTTTACTGATAGTTCATACTTTTGGTCTGGGTCTAGTTTTAGTTTTAGGAGGTAGACTGCCTCGTCCTCATTGTTTGCTTTAACGATACGAGATAGAGTATCTGCAATACCTTTTTTACGGTAGGTGATCATATATGGTTTCATTTGGTTCTCCTTATTTACGTTTTATTTGAATACGCCTGTTAATGAGCAGATAATGTAAACGATAGTGCCAACAAAGCTGAGCAGTATTATATAAAACTCTGTTTCTGTCGTGGTGACTGTTACGCCGTTGCACGTGGTTGTGCTTACTACTCTGTCCCTTTTGCGTGTTGCCCTTCTCTTACTCATCGTCCTCTCCTACACGCTCTACGTTGATAATACGGTAACTGTATGGCTTGCAGCGGTTACGCTCGAGGTTACGGAGTGCGACACGTGCGTTCTCTGCTACTGTCTTGTATTCCTCTTTTTGGCTTCGGCTGAGTCGCTTGTACTCGATTGTGTATAAATACATTGCTAGTTCTCCTTTTCTCTTTTGGTTAGTGGTTCGTATGCGTTCTTGAGTTGCTTGCTATCCATTGCTAGCTCGATATTACTGAGAGCTTCGTCTAGGTATTCTGTAGCGTTATCGATATAGTATTTGTCGTCTACAAACTCTCTGATGAGTTGGATGCGGTACTTCATGTCTTTTAGCTCCCACGACTCCTGGTAGAGTTTCTTTCTTACCTTCCAGTTCTGCATTGCTACCTCTATAGGTTCTTAAACTTGATTACTGATACGTCTGATGAGCCGTTGCTTAGCTCTGTGACACGGAGCATGCTTACCTTCATAAATTCATCATTATCTGCTGCTGCGACTGCATAGTCAAACTCGTTGATAGCGTCATACTCTGAGCTAATGTTGGATGACTCTTGGCCGCCTTGGTACCCATAGTTGTCTTGGTATTCATACTCACTAATAAGTGGATTCCATACGTATACCTCTCCGAGCTGTGTTGTGGCTTCAATTGTGTAGTATGTGTAGATTGACATTGTTGGCTTCTCCTCTTTGCCTTATGTTTATGTTTGTATTGTACACCCTGTGGTAGAGTGGTGCAACAGATTTTAACTATTTTGTTAGGTAGAATTTACAACAGCTATAGACAAAGTTAAACCCCACCGAGGAGATGGTGGGGTGTTACATGGAACACAGTTACCGAGGCTGCACATTTCGTGCTATTGTTGAGGGTTGCCTCGTGGTCTTATCGGGTAACTGAGGTAAACTGTTCCATGATAAGAAAGGTATTGTGTGTCTGTGCCTAACCACGTAACAAGGATGAACCAGGCACAGATTATGGTTGTAGTAGTTAGAAATAATCTACACCACGACTATAACGATGTGCTATGGAGTGTTACCTCCATCTACCATTCATTATACTCTTTTCGGATTTTGTTTGCAATTTCTTTGCAGCTCGTTTTGCCTGATTTTACGTTGTCAAAGTCACGCTGTAGCATAGTGAGTTTATTCTCGCCTACCTCCTCTAGAAACTCTGTAACACGTCCCTCGATGTTACATATGTCTCCGTATAGGCGAATGTCCTTCTCAATACGCTCTAGGATAGCTTGGGTTACTGGGGTCTTTGGGAGGTGGCACTGGATGCCAGCCATAACAAACTGTAGTGTCTCCTCTGATTCTCGTAGGTCTTGTTTAGTCTTTTGTATCTTGTATGTCAAGATAGTACTCCTCTTTGATTTGTTCCTTTAGACGATATAGTTCATTTGAAGTGTTCGTGATCTTGGTGGATAACTCTCTGAGCCATTCTTTCGTATCTGAACTGAGGTAGGTAAGTTCCATCATCTGGTAAATCTGCATTGAAATTGATAGTAGATCAAGTGAGCGACTGAACACAGTTTTGTCTATTGATGCTATTGATCGCTCATCCTGTTTAAAGAAACGAACTGTGTCACAGCCACTGGTATCACGCCATACGCCGTCTTTATCCTTTTCTGATACATGCACTCGCAGATAATCGTCGGCGTTAGCTTCTCGTAAAGACATATTAAATTCTTTGATAGCTTCTCTTTTTGTGTGTATATCTGCTGTCGGCATTGGGTTATCTGTGAACACGCTTGTCACCGGCTCCCAGGTCTGCGCCTTGCCATCTCTTTTTACTGCTACGATTCTATACATCTTTGTCTAGCTCCTCTAATACTTTATTTTGCAAATTCCACATTAGCTGAGAGAGGCTATATAGCTTTCTGCTGATGCACTCAATCTCTCCTCTTGTCTCTCTAGAGAGCTTGGACAGGTCGGTAATATCGCCGACCCTATAGGAGAGGTGGCCTATATTTGCCCTAATGCTATCCATCTCATCCCAGATAGCCTTTTTATACTGTTCGTCTTTGGTAAAACGTCTCTCTTTGAGGGTGTGGTAGTGAGTTTGTTCGTCCTCTACTCTCTCCTTGAGTTTTACGCTCAACATATTACAGACAGCCGCTTCGTCCATTGCTCTGCGGTACTCTCTGAGTGCGTCTGTGTACTTGCTGTACAGATTATCTGGCGAGTCACCATATTCGAACCTAGCTGTGGTTGGATTCCAATATACTGTAGATCCACTTTCACTGATAGCGTCAACTGTGTAAAATCTCTTCATTAGCTTTCTCCTCTAAAATTAATTGAATAATTCGTTCTCGTGCGTTGTAAACCATAATATCCTCAATCACCTTTGTATCGCTTTCTAGGTATTGGTCAGTAATATCTGCTAACATACTAAATCCCCGTTGCTAGGTAAATTAGGCCTGATAGTGCTAGATATACCGAGTAGATAAAGCTGAGAAACAGTACAGACAGAAATACCGTAGTGATAAAGTCCATCCATAGTTTTCGTACGACGCTAGCCTGGCGGTACTCGTAGGTCTCGTGTAACCCTTCGATTGCTGTAGTAAACATTTGTTATTCTCCTCTTTCTGCCCACCACCTTGTTTTTTATTGTTAGTTACTTGACTGTGCTCATCAACCAGCGTTGCCAGAGAGCCTTCATGTTGCGTGCCCAACTGTTCTTGACCCGAAATGCGTACCAGTCGTGGTGCATCTGCTCAATCATGCCTTCGTTCTCCATCTGCTCTAGTTTGTAGGTTACGTTGTCCATTGTTGTGTTCCTTTCCTTTGGTTATGTTTCTACTATACTCCGTGTAGCTTAAGATTGCAATACTTTTTTACGACTTTTTCGAGTCTTTTTTACAACGTTTAGATGAGGCCCTACTGGTATCCATTTATCGTCTTGCCAGAGGTATAATGTTAGATCTTTATTTTGAGAAAATATTGTGCGAAGTAAACTTGGATTAGCTTGAATGGCTAAAGATACAACTCTCGCGCCAAGACGTTGCTCAGCGCGAGATAGTGGGTTATTCTTCATATTCTAGTGCTCCTAACGATTCAAGGTCTTCGTCTGGTGTATGTGGCTTCTGGCGCACTTTTGTCTCTGCGTATATATCTTTGTCGTCTGGGTCGTCTAGTGACGCTTCGCTGCTAGAGATACCGGTTACTGGAGGCAAGTTGTCCATGCTTTATTTACCCTCTGTGTATTCCTTAATGAACTTGTCGCGCAGCTCTTTATTACCCATAAGCTTAAAGTCGTGGCCGCAGTGTTCGCGCCAAGCTTTAGCCGCTTCAGATTCAGGGCCTGTGCTACGGTTGTCTTTCTGATCACCCATGGCGAGGCGTTGCTCTGGCGGAAGCGCAGTATCATCTTTGATCATTTTCATGTGCTGTACAGCTCCCTTGGCAAACATCTCTGTTGTGCCGTCCGCCATCTTTACTGGCATGAGTCCGAAAAACTCTACCATGCGCTTTACCTCTTGCTGTGTGTTACCTTCGATGGTGTGTACCGTTCCATCGTAGGTGGTGATTTGATATTTTGTCATAAAGCATTTTCTCCTCTCTTGCTTATGATTCTATTGTATATCTAGTCACCGTAAAAGTCAACGTTATCGTAATCGATTTTGCGAGCTTTTTCCTCTCGCTGCCTTTGAATCAACTGTTCGATCTGTGCCGCCTTAGTTACAAGGTCGTATACCGTCTTTACTGTCGGCTTAAATTCATATTGCCACTTGGGGAACATGAGCCGCATAAAGTCGAAATAGTTGACTGCCGACTCTAGCCCCCGGGTACGTACCACCTCCTTTACCCATTTGCGAGCCTGGTTGTGGTTCGTGATAGAGATACCGAGCGATTTAGCTGCATCGTAGAAAGCCTTCTCAGCTGGATCGTAGTTCTTACGTGTGCTTGTCATGGGTGTAGCCAGTTCGCCATATGGGTTGGCTACAGTAGTTTGTTGTTGGGCTGGTGCGTTATTCGATACTGTTGCTACCTCTGTTGAGGTGTTATTAAGCTGTGTATTAGCTTCAATCTGCTTTGCTGGAGTATCCTGCGTTTTGCTCTCCTCTGCAACTGCGGCGTCTGATTCAGCAATAATCTCTGCGGCAATCTCGTCTGAAAATGCTTCATCAATAATGTTGCCACGTCGATCCATATTGCCTTGTTTGTCGTTGCGCTTCACCCATTCGTTATATTCAGCGTTTGTGAGCTTACGCATCTCTTGCCTGTTTGTCTCTGTTGGCATAAGCTCATCAACAGTAATGGCTGGCGCGATCATAGGGTCTAGCTTTTCTACCTCACCGCCATTCATGAGCTTCTCAAAGCGAGCGGCTGCTGCATAATCGCCCTTCTTACGGAGGCATTGGATCTTGGCCATTTGTAGCTCACGTGGACTATTAAGAAAAATCTCATCGTATTCATTGTTGTTGTAGTTCTCGACAATGTTGTTAAATGTTTCTGACGATGCCTCATCGTCATATTTGTTGTCAAGTAATTCTTCCTCTGGGGTGACGATCGTTGCTGATTCTTCCTCAAACGTAAAGTCGTCCTTAACTTTCGCATCTTCCTTGTATGACTGCTCCCACTCTACTGGCCTTACCTCTGTGCCGTCTTGTTTGTATACCTTGCGGTTATCTTTATCTACGGTGAGTAGCGGGTAAATACATTTACGCTTCTGGATACCCTTGCTTTTATACAACTCTACGTGGATCCAACCAGCCTTACTGAGTAGGCTGAGGTAGCGTTTGATTGTCCGAATACTACAGTAATTCTCACGTGCAAGCTTCTCATTGCCAACTTTAGCGTACCCATCATTCTGAGATAGATACTCGATCAACGTGTATAACTGTGCGATTGTTTCGTTGCATGTCCTGCCGTCCGCTAGGTAAGCACGAATAAGTGGCGCGTACGTTGTCCGGTAAAACCTGACTGGCCCGTTGTTACTTGTCATAATCTTTATCCTTTCCTGAAAACGAAAACCGCCTACCGAGATAGAACTTGCTTGATAGGCGGTAAGCGGTTTACGTTTCCGTTCTATCTAATCTATCAAGCTGTCTTAAGTATAACGCACTAAAACAATTAAATCAATACCTTTTGCTTATCTTTTTTATATAACCGCCAGCTTGCTGGCACGCTCCCGCGCAGGGAGCGTAACAAGGATGTTTTGTGAAAAATCGTTTTCCCGAGAGAACTTAATAACTAACTTATAGAAAGATCCTACTTAGAATCCTACTTATGCGGGCCACTGCTGGCCCTATACGCGGGCCACTGCTG